TGGAGAAATGGAAAAACAAGGTCATAGCGATATGGCTAAAATTATTAGGAGTCTGTAATGGCAATATCAACAGCAATGTGTACTTCGTTTAAACAAGAGCTTTTGGTCGGTACGCACAACTTTACTGCTACTAGCGGCAACTCATTTAAACTAGCGTTATACACATCAAGTGCATCGTTAGGCGCCAGCACGACAGCATACTCAACTAGCAATGAGGTTTCTGGCACAGGTTATACAGCCGCAGGTGCTGCGCTTACAAATGTCACGCCAACGACTTCAGGTACAACTGCATTTGCAGACTTTGCCAACCTTACGTTTAGTTCGAGCACTATTACGGCAAATGGCGCATTGATATACAACGACACTCAATCAGATAAAGCTGTATGTGTTTTGGCATTTGGTGGAGATAAAACATCTACTGCTGGAGATTTTACCATTCAGTTCCCAACTGCTGATGCATCAAACGCTATTATCCGAATTGCATAGTAGATGGCAATTGTTAATGGTTGGGGTAGAGGCACTTGGGGTCAAGGTGCATGGAATGAAGCAATACCTGTTGAGGTTACAGGCGTTGCTGGTACAGGTGCCGTTACCACAGTCACGGTTAGTGCGGACGCAAATGTTTCTGTCACAGGTGTTTCTGGAACAGGGGCAATCGGGTCGGTCACAATTATCGAGGGCACAGGCGTTTCGTTCTCGGTTACTGGCGTTAGTGCAACAGGATCTATCGGAACGGTTGTTGCTACCGGCGGTGCGAATGTTGCTGTTACTGGCAATGCTGCTACTGGAGCAATTGGCTCGGTTACAGTCGTGGGTGTTGCTAATTTATCGCTCACTGGTGTTCAAGGTGACGGGGCTATTGGAGGTGTTACGCCTTCAGCCGATGCAAATGTTTCTGTTACAGGCGTTAATGCGACAGGTGAAATTGGTACAATTAATTTATGGAGCCTTGTTGATTCGAGTCAAACGGTTACTTACTCGATTATTTCAACAAGCCAAACACCAAGTTGGTCAGATGTTTCTACAAGTCAAACACCAGCTTGGGAAGAGGTAGCCTAATGGTTCAGAAGGTTAAAAAAGTAATTAAGGGATTAGAAAAAGCCTCTAAGACGCACAAGAAGCAAGCTGAAACGCTCAAGAAGCATGTGGCGTCTATGAAGAAGCCAAAGCCTAAGACTAAAAGTCGGAGAAGATAAATGGCAACTTATGTTAATGATCTACGCCTAAAAGAGATATCTACCGGCGATGAGGCAGGTACTTGGGGCACCAGTACGAATACAAATTTAGAGCTAATTGCAGAGGCATTTAGTTTTGGCACCGAAGCTATTACGACGAATGCTGATACTCATACTACTACTATTGCTGACGGGTCTACTGATCCGGGCCGCAGTCTCTTCCTCAAATACACTGGCACTCTTGATTCAACTTGCACCATCACTATAGGCCCAAATACGGTAAGCAAGCTGTGGTTCATCGAGAACGCAACGAGTGGATCACAGTCGATCATTATCAGCCAAGGCTCTGGCGCAAACATCACCATACTGAATGGTCAGACCAAAGCGATTTACAGTGATGGTGCTGGATCAGGCGCTGCGATGGTTGATGCGTTTACTGATTTAGCCGCTGCAAGTTTATTTGTTGATGGTGATTTAGCCTCTAATACTGCCGGTACTTCTAACTTTCGCGCAGGTGTCAACGCAGGTAACTCTATAGCTTCTGGCGGCAACTATAACGTGGTTGTGGGCGATGAAGCGGGTACGGCCTTGACTACGGGTGATAACAACGTAGCCATCGGGTATGCAGCTTTAGACCTAGAGGACACTGGCACAGACTCCGTTGCAGTCGGATATAACGCACTTACCGCACAAAACAATGAAGCCGCAAATTATAACGTAGCGGTTGGTTCTAGCGCAGGAGCAGCGGTTACTTCAGGAATTCAGAACACCCTCATCGGTGGCCTAGCAGGCGATGCTTTGACTGACGCCGATATAAACGTAGCAGTAGGCTATGCTGCTTTGTCATCAGACACGATGGGGAGTAAATCAGTAGCGGTTGGTAAAAACGCTTTATTTTCTCAAAACTTTACAACAGCTACAGATTCCTTAAATACAGCAGTAGGACATAACGCAGGAGCGCAAATCACCACGGGACAGCAAAATACGATCATTGGTGGTCTTGCAGGTGATGCAATGACTGATGCCGATAACAATGTTGCGTTGGGCTATCTTTCATTGAGTTCTAATACGATTGGTAGTGATTCAGTCGCTATAGGTAGTGCAGCTTTAGAGAACCAAAACCCCGCCACAGCGACGGATATGCTCAATACAGCAGTAGGCCATGTGTCAGGACAAGACGTTACTACAGGCATACAAAATGCATTTGTAGGAGGATTTTCAGGTAATTCTGTAACTACTGGTGGAAGCAATGTTGCGTTTGGCTATCAGGCGCTCAGAGATGACACGCTTGGATCTTTTTCTGTTGCTTTAGGCTCTAGAGCACTTAAGTTTCAAAACTTCACAACTGCTACAGATTCTTATAATACAGCAGTTGGCTATGCGGCAGGTCTACAAGTCACCACAGGTCAGTTTAATACTCTCATTGGTGGTAGCGCGGGTACGGCACTCACTACTGGTAATAATAACGTCGCGCTTGGATATGCCGCATTAGCTTCCGACACACTGGGCGATAGAAATGTTGCATTAGGACGAGCGGCTCTTTTGTCACAAAACTTCACCACAACCACAGATTCATACAATACAGCCGTCGGCTATAACGCAGGTGCTTTAGTCACCACGGGAGTTCGCAATATCCTCGTTGGGGGTCTAGCAGGTGACGCTTTTACAGATGCAGATGACAATACCGCCATTGGTGACGAAGCATTATCTTCCGATACGTTAGGTAGTAAATCTGTAGCTGTTGGAGCTAACACGTTAGCGACTCAAAACTTCACTACAGCCACAGATACTTACAATGTAGCAGTTGGCTATAACGCAGGTGTAGCAGTCACCACGGGAGTAGACAATACCCTCATCGGGGGCTTGTCTGGTGACGCTATCACAGACGCTGATTTTAACGTAGCCGTTGGAAACTCATCATTAAGCGCAAATACGGTGGGAAGCAAAAATACTGCAATCGGCTCCAGTGCGTTGCTAGTAATGAATCCTTCTACTGCCACTGATACCAATAATACAGCAGTGGGATACCATGCAGGTAGGTTAGTCACCACGGGAAAAGAGAACACCCTCATAGGCGCTCTTGCAGGCGATGCTTTGACTACCGGACTCAAAAACACAGCAGTAGGTAATCAAGCTCTGAGCGCCGACACCTTGGGTAGTCGGTCTGTTGCTATAGGCCATGGCGCTCTGTTCGACCAAAACTTTACCACTTCGACTCAATCGTACAATACAGCAGTAGGTTATTTAGCAGGTGCGAACATTACTACAGGTACAGAGAACACTATCATTGGGGGTCTTGCTGCCGACGCAATGACTACTGGTTCTTCAAATACATTTGTCGGATCTACTTGTGCAGGTGCTGGAAATGTAACTGGTGATAGCAACACGGCTATAGGTAAGTCAGCGGGTCTTAATCTTACAAGCGGTGATAACAATACTCTTATTGGGCATGACGCAGGGATTACAGGAAGCCCCGGCGGGAACACCACTTCAGGTAATAATCGCTTTTCTTTGGGTGATGAAAACGTAGCAACTTTAAATTGCCAAGTAGTTCTTACGGTTGCATCTGATGAGCGCGACAAAACCGACTTTGTAGACCTAGACCTTGGGCTGGACTTTGTAAAAGCTCTAGCACCAGTCACATATTATTGGGACAAGCGTTCTAAGTATGGTGACAAGTACGCCGATGACTACGATCTAAACGCACAAACTCCAGACGGAACTCACAAAGAAGACTGGATGGATATTGGCTTCAAAGCACAAGCTGTGCGTGATCTTGAAGAAGCTGCTGGGTATACCGCCGCTGCTAAGAAGAACCTCACCGTATCGCTCTCGGACGATGGTAAGCAGTACGGTCTTCAGTACGAAAAGTTTGTACCAATCCTCGTCAAAGCCATCAAAGACCAAGACGCAATCATTACATCACTGACTGCGCGTGTCGCCGCGTTAGAACCATAAGGAGGACATTATGTCTGAAGAAGCGAGAACCGACGAAGAAAAAGCCAAGATGTATCAAGCGATGCTAGATGGCGCTAACGTCATCACTAGTGTGTTGGATAGCAGCAACGAGTATGGCAATGACCTGACCAATGTTGAAAAGCAGGAAAAGATTTTGCGTAGTGCTGGGTATCTTGAGCATGGCAAGGCGCTAGGCGATTGGGGGTCAGAAGACTTCTCTGCTATAGACTCTGCTGTAACAGCCGCAAAAGCCTACACACCATAAAGGAAAAATAGACCGTGCAAATTAGCCTAGAAGAAAACGAAATCAACGCAATCCTAGCAATCCTTGGTGATATGCCAAGTAAGTCAGGCACTTGGCCTTTGATGATGAAGATTAAGGTACAAGCTGACGCGCAACTCGTTGAGCCAGAAGAGGACGAAGAAGGCGAGGAAGAGACTGAAGTAGCAAATGGCTGAGATTCAGTTTCAGATGCACCCGCTACCGTCAGTGTTCCTGATGGAGTTGGACATCCCGACAGAGTTTGTTGATTCGTGTAATGACTACCTTGATGAGCTAGTCACACAGGACGATAAGGTCAGCGCAGCACATACGCTCGTAGGCCAGATCAAGACAGGTGAGCAGCTTGTGATGGATCACGAAGATCCAAGGCTGGCACCGTTTTCTAAGTTCTTGTGCGAGATGGGCGTGACGTATATTAACCAGTTTATGGCCCAATCTGGTCAGTCGCTGGACGGCAACAGAAACGTCGAGATGGATGAGCTATGGTCAGTGCATAGTTACGAGGGTGATTACAACCCGATCCACGATCATGGCACTAAGACTGTGATGGGTATTAGCTGCACGACATGGACTAAGGTGCCGCCCCAGATTGTCCAAGGGCCAAGACCGGGATCTCAGGAATACGGGCTATATAATGCCAGCGGTGAAAGTGATGGCTGTTTGTGCTTTAACTACGGACAGTCGAGCACATGGGATAGAGAAAGGCTTAAACCTACGCAGAATGT